ATCAATAAGAACGGCACTTGCTGGATTTAATGAATTTTTAAAAAAAATATCCCCTCTCTGGAATGATTTTGTAGGGGCACTGTTTCCAGGTACCACAAACGGCCAGACACCACAACCAGACGCCAAGCAATCCAAGTATAGTACACTCATGTTAAATCATTATCAAGATCTTTTGCTAACATTGCCATACTTTCAAAATGAACAAAAATTTAATGCTATGATGAAAGATGAGAATACAAAAAAACAAGTTTTTACAATATTAAAATGTGCAAGCCAGGCTCTGCAGGCGGATTGGCCTACAGCTCTTGCAGAGGCAGCTAAACTGGCAAATCAAAAAACAAGTCCATTTGTAGCTTTTGATAATGCGTTACTTGCACAAATACAGTGCGAATACGAAACAGAAGGACCACATAAAGGCCAAACAAAATTCTGATGATTTTTTAATTAGAAACTGGTATTGATCAAGAAATTACTCACTTAGTCTAACCGAGAGTGTCCTACAGTACAGAGGAGATGACAGGTGTTAACGAAAACAAAGTTTGCGATTTCTAATAACCTATATTGTGATAGGTTATGTTTGGATCTACACAAACAGGATTTTGCTTACTATGATAAAGATGGTTTTGAATTAAACCTAGCAGAACAAAAGTACTACAAATTAATGGGCCATAGACTGGCCCATTGTCTTAACCATGAAACGTTTGCACACACATGGTACACAAGCTCAGATCCACGACTTATAGTAGACCATAGTTTAATATTATATAGATGCGAATACCGCGGTGATGCAAGACGACAGTTAGAATGCCTTAAACCCTGTGTACCTCAGGCCAGTTTGCTCTTAAACTCTCAACCTAAATGGGGTTTTGACTTTGCTTTAGACAGCATAGATTCAAATGGTGATGTCTATGAAGTCCTGCACATCGAATATGATAATAAAAATTTTGCCGCTTTTGAGCAAGAATTAAATACTATACAAGAACGCATTGATCAAATTGACTGGCTAGATGCAGCAGCAACTATACTACAACAACGAGATCAATGGCAACCATTAACAGGTTTTGAACAGAACGACTGGAGGGCAAGGCGATTATTAGGTTGGCGTCGAGCAGAATCTACACAGAAAACAATCTAGAGTATGGGCGGCTGCTGCCCCGTGGACCTGACCTCCACACCCACCCCGGGTCCGCTAAAGTGAGCAAATACACTAGATTAAACTAACTCAAACTAAATAAACACACAGGAGATGTGTTTATGTATTACGTATACGCCCATTACAAAGCCGATGATCCAACCGGGTTACCATTTTATATTGGCAAAGGCAAAAATCAGCGCGAGTTATCGCAAACTAGAAATCAATTTTGGAAAAATATCTCAAAGAAGCACGGATTCGTTTCTAAACGTCTGTACGAGAATTTAACTGAACAAGAAGCATGGGATATCGAGACAGCACTAATTGAACAATATGGAAAATTATCAGATGGAACTGGATGTTTGTGCAATTTATCCAATGGTGGTGAAGGCGCATCCGGTGTAGTGCACAGCAAAGAAACCAAACAAAAATGGTCAAACGCAAAGAAGGGTAAGACCTGGGAAGAAATCTATGGTGTCGAACAAGCAAATAAAATGCGTGAAGATAGGAAAAAAACTAAGCGTGTCCATTTGGCAGTAACAAGAGAAAAAATGTCAGCCTCAAAAAAAGGCGAAAACAATCCTATGTTTGCAAAAACTTTTTCAAAAGAACACAGAGAAAAATTGTCTGAGGCTCGAACTGGTAAACCTAGTCCCACAAAAGGCATAAAACATAGCAATGAGGCTAGACAAAACTATGCAAAGGCTGCTAAACTACGTGCTACAAGATCAGACATTTACGAAAAAGTTTCTACAAAGTTAACCGGTATTAAACGATCCGAGGAAACTAAAAAGAAAATGTCCGAATCTGCAAAAGTAAGAGAAGCACTTAAAAAACTTAATAAAGGAAAAATATGACTATGACATTTAACGGTGATCAAAAAATTAAGTTGACAGCAATTGTCAACGAAGGTATGGCAGTGCTACAAGAAATCGAGGACCTAAACGCCGGACTGAATGACACAGTTAAAGCAGTGGCCGAAGAACTGGAAATCAAACCAGCTATTCTTAAAAAAGCAATTCGTATCGCAGCCAAGAGCAAGTTGGGCGAAACTAACAAAGACAACGAAGAACTAAACACTATTTTGGAGACTGTAGGCCGCACACTGTGAATGATAATTTTCGATATATTTTTCAATGGATTCTCGATGATTATAGATCTAACAAATTTAGATTTATCATCGAAACCTTATCCTGGGCTATAAGCATAGGATGCTCATTGACCATGGCTGTAACTGTTCCTAACCCACCCTTGATTATATTATATCCACTTTGGATCTGTGGGTGTGCTATGTATGCCTGGGCCAGTTACACTAGAAGGTCATTTGGTCTATTGGCAAATTATCTATTGTTAACTACAATAGATAGCGTAGGTTTGATAAGGATCATATCACAATTATGAGTTATGTCGATGCTTTATACAGTAGAGAAGAAAACCGCATATATGTAGTTGAGCGTGTTGACGGTGAACGTGTTTACCGCGACTATCCAGCTAACTATGTCTTTTACTACGACGATCCAAAAGGAAAGTTTCGCACTATTTACGGCACACCTGTGAGTAGATTTAGTACTCGCAACTACAAGGAATACAATAAAGAACTCAAAATGCACTCAGGGCGTCAGTTATGGGAAAGTGACTTTAAGCCAGTGTTTCGCTGTTTAGAGGAGAACTACCTAGGACGAGATGCTCCACGGTTGCAAACAGCATTTTTTGACATTGAAGTAGACTTTGATCCTGTTCGAGGATTTAGTAAGCCTGAAGATCCGTTTAACCCGATTACAGCAATTTCTATTTACTTAGACTGGATGGAAAAGCTAATAACATTAGTGATTCCACCTAAGACTATGTCCTGGGAGTCAGCTGAAGAACTCACACAACAATACGAGAATTGTTTTTTGTTTGAGCGTGAAGAAGACTTATTGCAAACTTTCTTTGACATCATCGAAGACGCCGACATATTATCGGGCTGGAACTCAGAAGGCTTTGATATTCCCTATATGGTCATGCGTACTCGTCAAGTATTGAGTAAAGATGATACACGCAGATTCTGTCTATGGGACCAGTTTCCTAAACAACGAACCTTTGAACGTTTCGGTGCTGAACATATTACTTTTGACTTGATTGGGCGTGTGCATATGGATTATATGCAGCTTTATAGGAAATACACCTATGAAGAACGCCACAGCTATAGTTTAGATGCCATTGGAGAACATGAACTCGACGAACGAAAAATTCAATATGAAGGTACACTAGATCAGCTGTACAACAAAGATTTTAGTACGTTTGTTGACTACAACCGTCAAGATACTGTGTTGTTGGCCGAACTAGACCGGAAGTTACGATTTTTAGATTTAGCAAACGAGCTTGCACACGATAACACTGTATTGTTACCCACTACAATGGGTGCAGTAGCGGTCACAGAGCAGGCAATTATTAACGAAGCCCATAGCAAGGGTTTAATAGTTCAAAATAGGAAATCTACAGATGGTGACACACAAGCGGCAGGTGCCTATGTTGCTTATCCCAAAAGGGGTATGCACGAATACATCGGAGCAATTGACATCAACTCGCTATACCCGTCAGCGATCCGTGCTCTTAACATGGCCCCGGAAACAATCGTTGGACAGTTGCGACCCACATACACAGACCGATACATTGCTGATAAAATAGCAGAAGGTCTTAGTTTTGCCGATGCGTGGGAAAACTTATTTGGCAGTTTAGAATATACTGCGGTAATGGATCAAGAACCCGGACGTGAAATCACTATAGACTGGGAGACTGGTGAGTCTGATACCCTAATGGCCAATCAAGTTTACAAACTAATTTTTGATGGGCGTGAACCTTGGATATTGAGTGCAAATGGAACTATCTTTAAATACGATACTCGAGGTATTGTACCGGGCTTGCTTGAGCGTTGGTACAGCGAGCGTAAGGAGTTACAGGCTCGGAAGAAAGATGCCACTACTGCTGAAGATAAAGCCTTTTGGGACAAGCGACAGTTGGTTAAGAAAATTAACCTTAACTCACTGTATGGTGCTATTCTTAATCCTGGATGTCGCTTTTTTGACAAGCGTATTGGTCAAAGTACAACCTTAACTGGTCGTGTAATTGCTCGTCACATGGATGCTCATGTCAATGAGTGTATAACAGGCCGATACGATCATGTGGGCGATGCTATTATTTACGGTGACACCGATTCGGTGTATTTCTCAGCATATCCTACGCTACGCGAAGAAATTGACAGTGGTCGTATGGCTTGGAATCGAGATATTTGTGTTGAATTGTATGATACTATTGCTGCCAGTGTAAATGATAGTTTTCCGGGTTTCATGGATCGTGCTTTTAATTGTCCACGAGACATGGGTTCGTTGATCAAGGGCGGGCGTGAACTAGTGGCCAGTAAAGGACTATTCATTAAGAAGAAACGCTATGCTGTACTGATCTATGAACTAGAAGGTAATAGATTAGACCGGGACTGCCTACCCGGCAAAGTAAAGGCCATGGGCTTAGATTTGAAACGATCAGATACACCACGTGTGGTACAGGATTTTCTAAGTGACATTTTACTCAAAGTTTTAACCGGTACTCAACGCGAAGAAATCTATACCGATGTGCGTAATTTTAAAGAAGCGTTTCAAAAACGTCCGGCTTGGGAAAAAGGTACACCCAAACGTGTTAATAACTTGACACATTATGGTGAACTAGAAGCTAAGAAGGGACGGGCTAACATGCCGGGACATGTTCGTGCTGCCTTAAACTGGAATACTTTACGCCGTATGCACTCAGACAATTATAGCATGGCCATTGTAGATGGTATGAAAACTATTGTTTGTAAACTCAAACCAAATCCATTAGGATATACCAGTGTAGGTTATCCTACTGATGAAACTCATATACCCGATTGGTTCAAGCAGTTACCATTTGATGATGGATTAATGGAAGATACCATCGTAGATCAAAAAGTAGAAAACTTGCTTGGGGTATTAGACTGGTCGATCAAAGACCATACAGATATTAAATCTACTTTTGATCAATTATTTGTTTTTGAATGATCTCAGGCTTGTGCGGTCTAAATAGATCTAGTACAATACAATTAACTATAAGGAACAAACATGAAAGATGCTTTACATGACATAGTCCAACATACTAATGGACTTGGAATCGAACTTGTTAAAGTAACAGGTGATAAGAAATCTACTGTAATTAGTGGTGTAGCCGAAGATCGCTCGGTAATTCTAGAGGCTGAATTTCATAATATCATCCCTGAATTTCAGGGCCTGTTTGGAATGCCTAACTTGAATAAACTCAATATTATTCTAAACATTCCCGAATATCGAGAAGATGCCAAACTAACCATTGCCACACAAAATGACGCAGATGGTAATCCTGTGCCCTGTGGTATTGATTTTGAGAATAAGAACGGTGACTTTAAAAATAATTTTAGATTTATGATCTCTAGTGTTGTTAGCGAACGACTAAAATCTGTGAAATTCCGCGGTGTAGCCTGGGACGTTGAAGTTGCCCCTACTGCACATAGTATACAGCGTATGCGATTCCAGAGTCAAGCCAATAGCGAAGAGTCTACTTTTATTGCACGTACCTCAAAGGGTAACCTAGAGTTTCACTTTGGAGTGGCGAGTACACATGCTGGTAATTTTGTATTTCATCAAGGCACTAATGGAAAATTAGCAGCAGACTGTAACTGGCCTGTGTCGGTATTTAATACTATACTCGCATTGCCTGGTGACAAAATGGTAAGGTTTGCCGATCAAGGTGCTGCCCAAATCACGGTAGATTCGGGTATGGCCACTTATAACTATACTATCCCTGCATTAAAGAAATGATTAAAAATCTTCTTGCTGGTGGCCACATCATAGTAAATGGTGGCTATCATAATTATCCATACATTGGAGTAGCTAACGGTTCTGGTATGGTACGTTGGAACTCTAACGTCAACGAAATTGAGGTTAATGACGGAGCAGTTTGGCGTAAACTGGCCGCTAATGATACTACTATTGGACTAAGTCCTGAGGCCGAATCGGCCATCGAATGGGCTATCCAGCGACAGCGGGAAGAAGCTGAGTTAGAGACTAGGATGCAGCGTCATCCCGGCCTGCGAGATAGTTACGAAAAGTTCAAAATAATGGAAGCACTAACTAGAGAAGAAGATGCAGGACAACTTAACAGTTAAACAAAAAGATTACAGCGTTTTTCTTCCAGCCATCTCTGGGTTCTACGCTACCTTTATCGGTCGCCAACGAAATGAACAATATGTAGATCCTGCCCGTTTTCCGCAGGGTCTTACAGATATGGAACAACTAAACTGGCTCAACAGTCAGAAAAGTTTATTTCCATATCAGTGGAGTTTGTACTCGGGCGGGCACGCTAACTTAGACCTAACTCGGCAGGATTGGTCGGAAGATATGGTGCGTCGTCGAGAGCCCGGTTCATTTATCTTAGGTGACTCGGGCGGATTCCAGATCGCTAAAGGTGTATGGGAAGGTGATTGGCGTGCCGGTTCGGGTTGCCCTCGAGCACAGGAAAAGCGTGAAGCTGTGCTGAAATGGTTAGATGGTATTGCCGATTACGGCATGATCATGGACATTCCTACATGGACTCCTATGGTTCCTGGGGCTACTCGAAAGACTGGGATACGTAATTACCAGGATGCTGTTGATGCAACTAGATTTAACAACGATTACTTTATGCAGCATCGTCGTGGAGTCGGCGAAGGTGGTACGAAATTCTTAAATGTATTACAAGGTGCCACACACGAGGACGCAGATTCATGGTATGAGATCATGAAGGAATACTGCGATCCTAAACTCTACCCAGGCCGACATTTTAATGGTTGGGCCATGGGTGGACAGAATATGTGTGATGTACATCTTGTACTAAAAAGGTTAGTGGCTCTTAGGTTTGACAACTTACTGCAACAAGGCGTACATGATTGGATGCACTTTTTAGGCACTAGTAAATTAGAATGGGCAGTGTTGCTCACAGTCATTCAACGAGCAGTGCGTAGATACGTCAACCCTGACTTTACAATCAGTTTTGATTGTGCTAGCCCATTCTTAGCAACTGCTAACGGGCAAGTCTACTATGAAAATGTATTTCCCGAAAACGGCAAATGGTCTTACAAAATGGCTCCAAGTGCCGATGATAAACGTTATGCCACTGACAGTCGCCCTTGGAGCCAAGCGGTTATCGCAGATAAGATTCATACCAATTGGGAGGACAGTCCCATAAGCCGATTATGGCGTATGCAGGATATATGCTACTATAAGCCCGGTGACGTTAATAAGAATGGTAAAGAAGGCCGTACTAGCTGGGATAGTTTTAGTTATTGCTTATTAATGGGACATAATGTCTATATGCATCTTAATGCTGTACAAGAAGCCAATCGTAGACTAGATTCTGGAGAATATCCAGAAATGTTGCGTGATCAAAAACACGATCATGAAATGTTTGCCGATATCGTAGATCGTATTTTTCGAGCACCAACTCGCGATGCAGCTATGACTATCATCGAAGATCCCAAATACGCAAGAAAGTCTGGCTATTGGAATCAAATTATAGGAACTAGAGGTGTTAAAGGAGAAAACATTACTAATTCAGAAGCAATGGCAGCTAAACTATGCGACTTAGAAGTCAACCTAGAACTCGAGAAACCCAAGCGTGAACGTCTTCGAGTTGATTTAGATAACCCACTTTTTGAGTTTTAATATGGATAGACCTGGTTTTAAAAACGCACAATTTTTTGTAGGCACAGAAGTAGAACATACTCCGGCTCGTGGACACCGTACACTGTTTGTAGTTGGTCTAGCTGATATATATAATATCGAAAGCCAAGCTAGAGCTAATGACTGTACGCACATCTATTTTGGTGCCAATCATAGTTTTCCTGTGATTGCTAGCGATAATGCCACAGTTTGGTCAACCTGGGAGAGCATGATTAAGGCAGCATTAAGAGCCAAATTCTGGTGTACTTTAGACTTAGATGTATCATGTATATCAGGATTACATGAATCAGGCTTGAGTGAATTTCGTAGATTTATTCCGATGATTTCGGTTAAACTGCCCTATTTACAACTACTAGGATATAATGCTACAATCAAACTTGATGACACAGACTTTGATCATAGTAATCCCGGAGTATGGTGTCATAGGTTACATCAATTAATGAACCCAGATCGTTTCACAGCCTGGAGCGAATATGAATCAGACACCAAGCTATAAGGACTAACATGCAAGCAAGACTACAAGCATTAGCAGAAACTAGACAACGTATTCGAGATCGTGCTCGTCGCATGATCTGGATTACTTTCCGTAAAGAAGGTATTCACAAGTATCCGGCGGCCTCAGAAGATCCCGCTCTTAAAACAGGAGATGAATACGATGTTTCATTCTTGGGTTACCCACATCGTCATATTTTTCACTTTAATGTTGGTATTGAAGTATTCCACAATGACCGAGACATCGAATTCATTCAATTCAAACGGTTTTGTGAGCGTCTCTACAGTGAGGGGGTAGTAGAGCTCAACTTCAAAAGTTGTGAAATGATCAGTGATGACCT